ATAACTGGTGTATTAGAGAATATTAAACAAGAGTTTTATAGACGAGCTGCCTCACCCTATGAGGATAATAAAATCCTTGCAAATGGCGACATTCCAGAATATAGAAAGCTAAAATAGGAGATAATAATGTCTAAAGATATTGATGATCTTATGAAACAGGTAGTCGGAAATACTATTAATCATCAAGAACAAGAACAGAAATTATCTCTAGACATAGCAGAACTCAAAAAAGGTATCAAAAATATTGAAAAAAAGATTAATTTAATGGATCAAACTCTAGAAAAGCTATTTGACATTTTAAATACTATTAGTGTTTTGATCGAAGAATCAGACTATCATACTGATACAGACGATGATGTTGAGGATTGGACTCCATATAATGAAGATAACTACTCATACGACGAAGAAGATACATATGGTTTATATGAGGACTATGAACAAGATAGTGATGAATAATGGCTAGTTTGGCTTTGATAGTTAGTATGATGTTTATTTTTGTATTAATTATCGGACCCTTATCATATCTATTCTCTATATATTTTCCTTCATATTGTTTAACTAGAATATTAGGACTGATAGCAATTCTCACAGGAATTTGGTGGTTGCTATTACCCATACCAAGTATACGCTATTACGGACTATTAGATATTTATCTAGGATATTTAGCGTTAGTGCGGAAGCAAAAAAAACAGACTCAAGCTTGACAAGACCAATTGCCGATGTTATACTGGTAGCATCACAGGCAAGATCAAACTTTTGGAGATAGAATTATGAAGTTGGCTGACAGAACGGTTGAGATTCATTCTGCGGGTGTTAAGTCTGCTAATCAGTTTAGCATTTCTCAAAGTTCTAAAATGTTTAAGATTTTGTCAGACTCTCTTTATTCTGACAAGATTATGGCGGTTGTGCGTGAACTTAGCACAAACGCTTATGATAGTCATATTGCTTCTGGTCATAAAAATCCTTTTAAGGTAACGCTCCCAACGCAGGCTAATCCTGTTTTTATGGTTAGAGATTACGGCACTGGCCTTAGTCAGACCGATATGGAGGAACTTTATACTACATACGGTGCTAGTAACAAGAATGACAGCAACGATTTTGTGGGTTGTCTTGGACTTGGTAGCAAGAGTCCTTTTGCATATACTAAAAGCTTTAGCACTGTTTCTTACTACAACGGAAAGAAACTGTCCTATATTGCCGCTATGAACGAAGAGGGCGTGCCTAGTCTTAACCTTATCTCCATCACAGATACTACTGAACCTAATGGTTTAGAAATTAGTTTTGCTGTTAAGCAGCATGATTTTCATGAATTTACCACTAAAGCAAAGCGTATTTTTCACTACTTTAGAATCAAGCCTACTATTCATGGCGGAGTTTGTGGCTCCGTTAATGACGGGTCATATTCTCATCACAATGTTGTGATTGAAGGTCAGGGATGGAAGATTGGTCGAGTAGCAACTGATAACGCCAAATATCCTAGTCAATATAATAGTCCTGGCAGCGGCGTGGTTGCTATCATGGGAAATATTGCCTATCCAGTAGATGCCTCTAAGATTGTTGGTGAAGATAAGCCGGATCAACCAGACCATATTCAGGCTTGGAATAGAGCTTTTGGTAAGGCTGATGTTGATAATTGGAAGAATCTTGTTAAAGAAATTCTTCACGCTGGTCTTTATCTTGAAATTCAGTTCAATATTGGTGAACTGGAAATGGATGTTAGTCGAGAAGGTTTGCAGTATACCAAGCAAGTTATTAAGTGTCTACGAGATAAGACACAAGATATTTATCTGCAACTGAAACAGGATATGACAGATAAGCTGGCTACTGCCACAAGCTTAGTTGATGCTTATCAGACTTATTATAGTCTCAGTGATCTTGCTGGTGGATGGACTGCTGGAGCATCTTGGACTGACAAGAATGGCAAGGTTCATGAATTAGAGTCTGGTAAAGACCTAGAATATGCTCTTAAAAAGAGTAAGCAGCTTTACGTCTTTAACTTTAGAACTGCCGGTTATCGTTCTCGCAGAATGGTTTATTTGACTAATCAAATTCACCATGAGACACTAAACGGTAAGGGTTCTTACTATTGGAATAGCAATCGTAAGAGTAATAAAATTGTATTTTTCCGATGCGACGTTAAGGGTGCTGAGTCAGCTAAAAAGATTGTCACCAAATATTGCAATCAACAGGATTGTTTTGCCTACCTAATGATTGATAGTGACAACCCAGAAGATTCTACTGATGGTTTTGATAAGCTGATTGCTGATATTGGTGGAGAGTCTAACGTCCTTAATGTCTCAGATTATAAGAGCCTACTAAATAGTGGCACTCGTAAAGTAGGTAGTCGAGATCCTTTAGGGACTGTTAGTAGTGATAGTTTGTTTCTGGTTTATGGTAGTATGACTAGTGCCAAGGCTATTACTGGTGGTCATTCTATGAATGATTCTGCCTACATGAAAGAAATCTCTGACCAAGAAGAAAGAGATAGTGTTCTGGATCAAGAAGAAATTATCTATATTCCAATTATTAGATATGCTGCTACTAGCGGTTATCCGTCTATTAAGAGTATTTATAGTTTCATTAGTAATGAACACAACAAAGAACTTGTAAAGTCATTGCTTGGAGACAATAAAGTATTTGCCATTAAGCAAAGCTATGCTGAACAGCTAGTCAAGCAAGGTTATAACCTTATTAGTTTCAACGACTTCTTTAAGAGTAAGACCACAAAGCTCTATGATGATAATCTTAGAGATATTTCTAAGTATAATGCGGTTGTAGAATATGCTCGAAATGAATATGAGAAAGCAGAACACAAAGACTCATATCGTTACTACAATGTGGGTTATACCGACAGGGTTTTCGTTTGGCATATACTAAATATTTTCGGACTAGACTACGGCACCTATATTAAAGATGCAGATATTGTTTCTCTTGTGGATCAATGTATGGTGATGGAATTTTTCGCCAATACAGTCCACAACTTTAATATTCCAAAGTTCAAGTCCGCAGACTACTATGCTCATATGACAAAGATTCTGCACAATTTGGGAATCAATGGAATAAATAGTAAGGACGTAACACAGGCCAGATGTCTTTATGTTCAAATTACACAAGTAGTAAAAGAGTTTTATGCTAATGACGATTTGATTAAAATGTTTAAGGCAGATACTTCGATCAAGGATAAATTGACGAATATCGAAAATCTGCGTAAGCAAATTAAAGTTGTGCTTGACAAACAGCCGATGTTGAAGTATATTGTGTGTAGTCAGGACGATCACTGGAACCTGAAAGACCTCAAAGATGCTAATCCGTTATCGACTTTAACATCTAAGGGGTATTATGGTAAGCCGGTATGGTTTTCAAAGATGGATAATGTTGAACAATTCAGAGATTTAGTTGCTAGTACGATAGTTTAATTTTCACAGGAAAACAGGAGATTTAAAAATGAGCGTTCCTTTTATGTGGGTTGATGGTAATTTGACTCTGATCCTTAATAATAAGGCTCATCAGATTCTTCCAGACCATCTTAATTATAAGCTGATTATGGAAAAACTAAGTTCTGCTACAGAGCAGGAGTTGGTCGAATTAGTGGATATTGAAAAGGCCGTTGCCAGCTTTAGTGATGGAGCGGTAGAGGTTAAGAATGGTAAGGTCTTTTACGAAGGCGAAGAAGTACATGGTGCGATTAGTAAGCGTATTCTTGAGTTTATGAGCAAGGGTTTGCCTTTTGAACCCCTAGTTAATTTCTTGAATAATCTTATGGAAAATCCAAGTATGCAGAGCCAAAAGGAACTGTATGATTTTCTGGAACATCAGTATCTACCAGTAACAGAGGATGGACATTTTCTAGCCTATAAGGCTGTTCGTTCTGATTACATGGATAAGTATGCTGGAAAGTTTCGTAATAAGGTTGGCGACGTTTGCCATATGACTAGAGCAAAAGTTGATGACAATCGTGGTGTTGGTTGTTCTCAAGGACTTCATGCTGGTGCATTGAACTATGTAGCCGGATATGGTAGTCTTGATGCTGGCGACAAGATTGTGATTGTTAAAATCAATCCAAAGGATGTAGTCAGTGTTCCTAGTGATTGTAATTGTGAAAAGCTTCGTACTTGTCGTTATGAGGTAGTGGGTGAATATCAGGGCGAACTGTTAAAGCCACTGTATAAGAGTGAATTTAATGAGGATTCGTATTATGACGAAGAAGAAGAGCTGTATGATGAATATGATGACAATTATTGGGGTCAGTTTGATGAAGATGAAGATGATCTAGACGATGAGGATTACGACGATCAATATTGATCGTTGGAGGAAAGTGGTCCGCTGGGCGGATACTAGTTAAAAGATGGTTCGATTCCATCACCACTTCTTATAAAAGGGTTTACAATATGTTGTATGAAAACGACGATTCAGAATATTATCCAGAAGATGATTATGAGAATGATTCTGCTATTGATAAGTATAAACACTACTTCAAGTTTGACGCAGATGCTTGGGATGCTTGGGGTAAGTTTTTATACGATACATTAAATGATGTGGTAGAACAATCTCCTAATACATGGTATGTGTATGGTTTTCCTGTGAATGGTTATTTCTCCAATACAGTTAGCGGATCTAGTTCGCTACTGTATTTGGGGAATAATCAGCACAATGAAAATATTTGGAAATCCAAAAACTTTATTATAGATAGTCTAAAAATAGAATATGTCTTACATTTACAAAGTCATGCTAGGTATTTTATCTGTCAGCCTCAGTACTATAAGGGGCTGTTTGAGATCCTTAATTGAAACAGTGAAAGAGTACTTTTCTTAAATATCTTAGAAAGATATGGAAACTTTATGACAAAATGGTATGTAATAGAAGATTTAGAAAATTTTGTTCAAAATACAAGAGCTATAGTATATCAGAATTTTGCTTCCTCTAATGAGCAAGAGGAAGAGACAGAGGACGCAATACTAAATGAGCTAAATGAAACAGAACAAAAAGAACTAGACAGTGTGTTATCTTATAATGAGTCGATAATAATCACGAAAAATTTTGCTAAGAAACAACAAAATCGTAAGTCTAAAAAATTTCGCTACATTATCTCTGATGAGATATTTATGGATATTGTAACGTCCATGAACAGTCGAATGATTAGTAATATTCTACAAGCGCTGGTGAGTAAGGGTTTGGTAGAGAGTGCTTACGATAACGAAGCAAACGACTTTATCTTTTGGGTAAAAACAAATGAAAACAAAGAGCATCCAGAAACCGATTGAGCTAGATGTTCATCTTAAATACTTGTGTGAATCATGTGGTCAAACACACTGGCTTTCTTTAAGAGAAACTTCTACTAAGAATTTTAAGGTTGTTTGTGATTGTGGAAATGTGTTTAGAGTTAAGCTAACCAAACGCTGTAAAATTATTTATCAAAAAAAGAGCATCAAGCCAAAAACACCAGCACCACCCATTCCTGTACAAACTAAACAAACTGAACTTTCTAAACAAATATTAGATCAAGGCATAGATATTTTAAGCAGATACGGATTTACTGTGGCAGAGGCTCATTCTATGTTAATGGATACCTATAAAAAGCATCAAACTGACGATCTTGGATTACTTATCAAAAATTCTTTGGCATCACTTGGAGTATAATTTATGTCACGCAACACTATCAGACCATCTTGCTTTAACGATATTATTGGACAAGACAAGGTAGTAAACAGGCTCAAGATCATGGTGAGTGGCTGTTTAAATTCAGATGGGGCGATGCCTCATACTTTAATAGACGGGCCTCCTGGCCTTGGTAAGACAACCATAGCTAGTGCTATTGCCAATGAACTAGGGGTGAATCTATATACTGCCAACGCAGCCAATATTCGTAGCATTAAAAATATTCTTCCATATATCATGGGAATAGCCCCAAGATCAGTTTTATTTATTGATGAAATTCACAGACTTCCTAAAATTGTGGAAGAATTCTTATATCCTGTGATGGAAGATTTTGTAATTAATATTACAGCTAAAAACAAGGAAGATAAAGAAGAACCACAATCTATTGAACTACCCATCTTTACTATTGTTGGAGCTACTACTAGTGGAGGTAGTTTAAGTCAGCCGTTTTATGATCGTTTTACTATTAAAGAACATTTGTCGTTCTATAACCCAGATGAACTAGCTAAACTAGCAGGGT